CAGGGGCGAGCGCCCGAAGGTCATTCGCGTGCAACGGCTTTCGCCAGTATTTCCTTGGCGCCTGCGTGCTTCACGCTGATCGGGTTTTCAGCGTCCCCGGCATGGACAACCCTGTCTCCGTATCGCTCAGGTTTGAGCTTGGACAGCAGCCACTTGCGCTGGTCTACGCGCAAACGAGACCGGGAAATGTGGTCGCCGTTGGCAACCTCTACCTCATTCCTGGTCATCCAGTCATTCGACCCGTCATCGGCGATTTCGATTGTCTCATCAGCCCAATGTTCGAGCAGCAAGTCGCGCGCGCGGGCGTAGCGCGCAGCAAACCCCTTCCGATTATCCAGAACCCACAACCTGACGGTGCTTTCAGGCGGCATTCCGTCCTGCCTGCAAGCTTCGCGCAGCGTCATTCCTGACGCGACGTTTTCGCAGATTTTTTCTGCGATTTCAGCGTTGTATGTTGAGGGCCGCCCGCGCGGTGCGCTCACAGCTTATCCCCATTGAAAAACCCGCCACGGAATATAGGCGTTATCAAGCGGCACGCCATCTTGTATCGTAGCGCGAGAGCCGATGATCTCTTCAAGTTTCGCCCTGACATCATCGCGGAATGTGTTTGCAACACGCTCTTCGACGAGCAGCAACAAGTCGTGGACGCGCAGAAGGAACGCGACAAATCTCAACGCAACGCCCGGCAGTGCTTGTTCAGATATGCCGACGATACGGAATTCGCGGTCGTCTTCATCAAGATCGACGCCGTATTCGGATTGCAGTTCCACCAGAGCTTCGGCACGAGCCTTGTTCTTTCGGTCAAGCCCGCTTGCTTCCAGTGCAGGAAGGATCAGTCCGGAGTCCTGTAGGCTTACGGTTCCTGTTGCGCGGTCGGTTATGACGTAAAAGCCGATTTTGTCGCCATCGGCCAAACCAAAGGACGTGCTTACCGCTAGGCCCGCCGGCACTTCGCGGACCGTAAGGTCGTCGCAGAATGCTTTGCACAGCGCCGCCTTCACAGCATTTCTCCCTCTTGCCGGGCGCCCACCCGGAACGCCTTATACGCCTTTTCGAGCGCTCGGGTTTCGCTCATTTCCCAGCCCTGCCGCCTATGAGGGCGGCCCTTTCCGGGGAATCGAAGCCCACCATTTCGCTGCCGATGACACGTGTGCGTGAACTCTTCGACATGCGCGCACCGGCTATGCCAATGCCAACCAGGGTGGTCGCCGTGAAACTCAAGGCACGCCACGACAGTCAGCGATTTCTCATTCTCGATAGCCAGCCAAGCTTGATAGTTTTCGGTGTCCGGGCGAAACGCGACGAGAAGCCGCCCCTTGGTGCCTTCGCAATCAAGTTCATCCACATGCCAGTGCCACGCGCTGCCCAAGATGTATGGGCGGCGCGCGGAGAGCGCGAA